AGGAAATGTAATCAACGCAAAGCGAAGCGGCAACAAACATCATCCAACAGAAAAACCAATAGAAGTACTAACAGAACTAATCAAGACAAACCTAAGAAACGCGACAGTCTACGATCCCTTTGCAGGAAGTGGTAGTACACTAATCACAGCAGAGCAATTGGGCAAAAAATGCTTTTGCATGGAGATGGATTTAGAGTTTTCAAATATCATTTTACAACGATGGGAGAATTTGACTAAAAAAGAGGCCAAGCTGATCTCTCGGATCAACTCTAAAGGAGATGAGGTGATCTCTTGACTGCCCCTGTAGCCCTTCAAATGAGGCGTGATGAGGTATCAAAGTGTCTCTCAAAGAGTATCGTAACCCCCAAGGCAATCTTTGACCAACTATCAAAATCAGACCCAAAGATAACACTAGCCCAAATCAAGCACGATCTGCGCTGGATGACTAAAAACTCCCGCAAATGGCTTGCAGGCCATGCGTTACACGGCTTTGTATTTTCGACCCAAAACACTCTGGAGCAACTACGGGACATAGAGCTTGAACTCCAATCAATGCGAACACAAGCACAAGACATTCCAGAAAAACTTTCAATAATTCACGAGCTCAAAGATACCATAAACATGCGATGGGTTTTGGAGGGGGAGGGACCTACACTAATGACTCTAACAAAAAGAGATGCCACTTAAGCTCCCACGAAATCTATTTCGCGAATTAAACAAGGGGGACGACGATTCTCTCATCCTTGATAACATCATTCCAAATAATCTCATAGATTTCATGGAGCAGTACCAACCAATGATCGGACGCAAGCTGCGTTCTTTTGATTTGTCCCCGTTCTGGGTGGAGCCCTTACTTGATAATCATCCAAACATTATGTTTGTTAACGGCAGACAAACTTACAAGACAACAAACTCCGGCTCCATGATTGCACATGCAGCACTACAACACGACGGCTGCGAGGTAACGTATGTAGCAGACGATGAGGAACACAAGGGTGCATTCTCTGAACAACGATTGAGAAATGAAGTTTTTTTGAGTAACAACAAACTCCGCCCGTATTTACCTGGAGGAAAAGCAGCAGTGGGAAGAATCAGAATTTTAAACGGCTCTGTTGTGTATTTAGTAACTGATGAGAACAAGTACCACAAAGTAGAGGGAAAGTCAAATAAAATTTTAATTCTTGATGAAACACAAGCGCAAGATGTAGGATTTTTACCAATTGCAATGTATTCCTTATCAGCTACAAAGGGCAAGTTTCGTGCATTTGGAATTGGTGGAGAAGCTGGTTCTGACTATTACAAAATGTGGATGCGAACAGACCAGCGGGAGTGGTTTTATGATGACAAGTTTTGGCGGGAGAAGTTAACCTTTGATGGGATTGGTACCATTACAAACACTCCAGATGAATTAAAAAATATACTAGCAGGCAAATGGATTCCACAAGCTCCTGCAAATGTAAACTATCGTGGGTATCATTTCCCCCAGACAATATTTGCAGCTATCCCGCTTACCATTCTTGATGCCGTAGAAAAATACCAAACACAGCCCGAACTATCAATAGAGTATCAGAAAAAGCACTATCCATTATCGATGTATCTCTCCCACACTATGGGGGAGTTTTACAAGGCAGAGCGAAGACCGATCACACCAGAAATGGTGGAGCGGTGCTATATCCGGTACATTCCACTCCTAAAGCCTGCTGAAGTGAAGCTATTCAAGCAGATTTACCAAAATGAGGTACGAATACTTGGAGGTGTAGACTTTGGGTCAGGACCCGCAGCATCGCAAACTGTGGCATCAATTATTCTAAGATTCAGAAAATCAAATAGATATCTCCTTGCCCACATTGACCCAAGGCCACAAGAGCATCCAGCAGACCAGAGCAGATACCTCGCAGAATTATTCTCAAATTATGGCGTAGAGTTTGCAGTAGGGGACTGGGGGTATGGACAAGACCAGATACGATTCATCCAGGATGGTGGTAGAGATAGTAAAGACCAAAAGTTTGCAGGGATTGGCAGGAAACGTTTTGTGGGGTGTAGAACACATGGCGATGAGACACGCCCTGAACTTGACTCATCACAAAAGACTGATGAGAAGGGAATAGAGTATGCATCACTCCAAGTTGATAAAACTACCATAATTCAGAACTTTGTAAACTTTGTAGGACAAACTGTATCTCACCCGATACATCATAAAAACTTGAAGACAAACAAGACAGTATTCATGATTCCATCTTTACATGATTGGGAGACAGATTTTCTTTTAGATGACATGACATCAATTACAAGAAAAGACTTGGAAGCAGTTCAAGAGGTAAAAATTGAGGACCCAAGACAAAGGGCTAGAAAAGAATTCAATCATCCACCTGATAGTGTGATGAGTATCATTTACTGTCTCATAGCTGATCAAAATTATGATGAATCAGCATTCAAGATTACCCCAGCAAAAAAGAGAAGATAATGGCAGTACAAGTTCTCTGCAAGTGTGGACACAACAAATCATCTCACAAATTAAAAAGAGACATTTACAAATCCAAGATTTTAAAACGGTGGCGCACAGAATGTGAGGACTGGAACTGTGATTGTCAACTCTTTGAGTAGTTCTAAATAAAAAATTAACACTATTCTCTGCATGCCAGAGAGTCAAGTATTTCTGCCAACTACAGTAGAATGCAAAATATGTGAGGTAGTAAACTGGGGAGATAATTTGGGGAATGTCTACTTTGCAATGGCGCAGCTACACCAGAATGGATGCAACTATGGCTTTTCTAGTGGTTTCAGATTTAGGACACAGCATGGCGTGTATATCATAAATGGGGAACTGGATAGAACCGGTCGCATTACAAAGCATAACTAGTTCTCAAAAACCCCAATAGTACGGAAATATCTATGAGATACGAGTGTCCAATATGTCACGAGACTGAAGGATATCCCACATGGATATCCCCAACTCACTGTCCAACTTGTGGGAGTCAATACAGTGTACAATAAACACGCCACAACAAATCTTGATGTAATCAAGGAATTGTGCGATGATTTGGAGGATTTCTTTGAGGCATTTGTACTCGATAGAGTTTGGAATAAACAAAAAGACCGTGTCACTGTCTGCTTTACTGCTGAAAAAATAAAATCATTTCCACAGTTACCTGTAAGGAAACTGGCACCATGAGTTTAGAGTATGATGTAATCCCTGAAAGGGATAATGATAATGACAACATTGAACCTGATGAAGATTATGAATACGGTGAAGACGAGGAATAAACATGAGCCCTGCCGGAATTAGAACCTTGAGAATCCAAGAGTTAACCAAAATGGCTCTAAGAGGCGACAAATATGAAGTCATAAAGAAAAGAGCATATGAAATGGCTAGCAGACTTACAGCAGAGAATTATTTGGCAGAAGTGGTTAGGAGAGTTCAGAAATGAGTAATTCAAAAAAAGGCTGGAGTAAAGAAGCACATGCAAAGGCATGGCTTGGTCTCAAAGAGAAGATAAAAAACCCTACCCCATCATCTTATTGGCGGAAGAAAGAACTACTTGATCAAATTCCTGATGACTTGCCCCGTTACTGAATTAAGTAAAATGATGACACGAATATTCACCACCCTTAAGGACTAGAAAAACTATAGAGGCTGCTGCTATTCCTAAAGATGTAAACATAATTATTTTTAATGATTTTTCACTCATGATATAATTATTTTTAGAATTTATAATACAACCCGACTTTATAGAAGACGTACTCCCACAGTACTTGTTTTAATTTTTACTGACTCCAATAATGAGAAAACGTCAAAATTAGAAAAGTTGCAGAAATAGTAGATACTAGCAATAAATCAAATGTAATTACTTCTAATGTTATACTGTTTCTAATTTTATCCCTCAAAGATTTATTCATGTTTCACCTATACCTCGTACTTGTTTTAATTTTTTCATGATATTAAATTGTCATGTGAGCATTTGCACCAGGATCAATGTGTCTTTTATTTGTCGCTTAATGTCTTCTGTGAACCAGCCTCCTATTGGTTGACCACTTGCATCAAAGCAATCAGGTCCTTGCAATGTCTCAAAACTATTATCTAATCTTATTTTGAATTCTGTTTTTATTCTATACTCTTCTATCACACTAGTAGTTGGTAAACTAATAATCAGTGCATAGTCTTGCATGATATCAATCATTTCTGATACAATTTCTTTACACGGGTGTACTACTCCCTGAATGTCTATCTCGTTTAATTCCTTATTACGTTGGTTATCTAAAATGTGAATGGATACAACAAAGCTGGCTATCAGGGCTACACACACCAAGATAATTATTGTATCCCGTTTCACATAATTAATTATTTTTTAAAATTATAATACGACACGACTTGCAGCAGTACTGCTTAGTACGATTCTTGTGCCTATAATGGGGCTTTTTTCAATATTATACCATACAATTACTCTTCCTCGGTTTCTGCCCCTGCATCTTTTTCCTTTTGTTTTTTGTCTGCTTGTTTCTTTTCCTCCTGCTTTACCCATATCTCAAATTGCTCTTTAAAATTTTCAAACATTTTCTTACCCTCAGCAGTCACATGTAGAAGTTCTTTCCTGTCTGATATTCTCAATGTAATTACAATGTAGAGTGCCTTTACTAAAAATTTTGTGTAATTATCTAATTGTGTGTGATTTCTTCTAAGGTATTGTCCCATTGGTGTCTTTAGCATGCCGGGATATTCTCGGATTGCTCTTAATTGTTTTAATACAATAAACCAATCTATTTTTTTTGCATCTTTGTTTTTCTTATCATCATCGCTCATGTTTGTAATCTCCTGAGTATCTCATAGGATACATACAAATACATCACAATTCTATTCCGTATAATTGTCTATTGAATTAAAACTAAAAGCAAAACGAGTTACTATAATGATTAACTATGGACTTGATAAAAAAATTAGATTTCTTCAAGCATCTAAAATTAAAGATGTTAATTCAAGTTATTCATTCTCAAAGGTAGTTGGTGAATTACTCGAAATTGGATTACAACATCAAAAGGGGAAAAAGAGAACGTGAGATGTTAACTTGCGCTCAACGCAAAAGACTGCTTACCTTGTGCACAAAATCAAACCGAGACTAGAAGAAATTCAAAATAATTTACTACCTGAGGTGGTAAAGAAATGAAATTACCAACTCATGCAGCTGATCCACCAGATGATATTCGAAAGACTGTAGCCCTTGATTCTGATATTAGACCCGTACTAGATAGGATTGTTGCAAAAAGACAAAAGACCTCAAAGAAACATATCACAAAATCACTTATTGTAAATGAACTAATCAGAAAATCAAATGGCAAAAACTTGGGCTATTACACTATCTCAAGAAAAGGTACTATCAGTGACAGGCTAACTTTATGCATAGACCATGATACTTTTAAAAAAATTAATGATCTAACTGCTGAAGCAATTGTAAAGGCTGCCAATAGCGATATCAAAACACCCTCTCCGAATTTCTCAAGAACTCTAAACAATCTCCTAAGAAAGGAGCTGGGTATATGACGCTCCTACCTTTGTGCCTAAAATGCCAGGATGTAAGGACTGCAAACAAGAACAAAATCTGCTCAGATTGTAGGGGGTTTCCTAATTGAATAAAAATAATTACAAATTATTGGAGAGAACTCTCAAAGAACTAAAGAGCAGTATTGACCAAAGCCCCGCCGTTGATATGAAAACAGATGAGGGACGAGCTATTCTTGAAACCATTATTGATTATCAGGTGAGGATTTACGGTTTATTATTACAAATTATATCAACTGAGAAAATCTGTCCGATTTGTAACTTGGAGGAATCAAAAGATTGAATCGTGGATGTAAGCATTTTGATAAACACTGCTGGAAAGTTATCTATAGTGGCGTTGATGAATTTACTCTCTGCCAAAAATGTTTTGATGAACCACTCTTCAGTAAATCAGAATTTTTGACAAGTAAAATACAATTCATCAGAACTCCCGATGAAATTATTGAATCCCTTACTCTGAAAATAGAAGATCATCAATCTGGCATTAAATCTCTAGAAAAAATGATAAGAAAACAGGAGAAATTAAAATGATAGGCGGTTTTCACTAATGGCAAATTATGTTATCTCAGTTGAGAAAAATCATCCAAACCATTTTGGTTCAAACAAGTATGGTGCAGCTTGTAAATGTTGTAG